GGCACAAGTACTTAAAACACCTATGGGACAAATCGTTGAAGGTTTGATCGCCGGTGGAGTTAAACTTGGTGTCTCGAGTCGTGGTATGGGAACCGTTGAGAATAAAGGTGGAGCAAGTGTGGTCAAGAGCGACTATATGCTCGCCACAGTTGACATTGTTCAAGACCCCTCTGCACAAGAAGCTTTCGTGAATGGTATCATGGAAGGTGTAGAATGGATCTGGGAAAATGGTATACTGAAACCTCAGCAACTTGAAAAGTATGAGACTGAAGTTCGTAAATCTTCTTCTAAAGAGCTGGCGTCAGTTCAGGAGAAGGTGTTCAAAGACTTCCTCTCTAAACTGTAAAATAGGATAACTATTATGTCACAAGAAGAAACTAAAAACTTGCTGGAAACAGCATTTGCAGCTCTTGAGTCTGATACCGAAGTCCTTGAGGAAGCAGAAGAGAAGACAGAAGAAACTGTTGACGAAACTGCAGTCTATAAAGTATGGGGCGAAGATGAAGATACTCAAGAAGCTGAACACGAAGATGAAGACGAAATGGATTCTGACGAAGATGAAGTAGAAGTCGATTCTGAAGTAGAAACTGACTCTGAAGAAGAGGAAGAAACTGAAGAAGGTGCTCATGATGAAGATGAGGACGAAGCTGAAGAAGCTTATGGTTCTCATGATGAAGATGAGGACGAAGCTGAAGAAGCTTATGGTTCTCATGATGAAGATGATGAGGACATGGAAGAAGCCGACTTGGATGATGGTGACGGCGGCGAAGTTGAAGAAATCGACGATGACGAAGTAATGGAAGATGAGGAAGACGACGGTATTGATGGTACCGAAGAGCCTACTACCGGAGCTGATGACGTTATTACTTCTTCAATTGATAAGATCGCTGGAACTATTACTGCTGCTGCAGCTGATGCTGCTATGAAGAAAATCAATGCTGCTCATTGTGAAATGAAAGAAGACATTGATGCGTTGGTAGCTGAAGACGAATCTCTTTCCGAAGAGTTCAAAACAAAAGCTGCAACAATCTTCGAAGCTGCTGTATCTGCTAAAGCACGGGAACAGGCTGAAAAGCTTGAAGAATCATATGCTGACTCTGTGAAAGAGCAAGTTGAAGGTCTATACGAAAGTTTGGTAGATCAAATTGATTCTTACATGACTTATGTTGCAGAACAATGGGTCAAAGAAAACGAAGTTGCTGTTACAAATGTACTTCGGACTGAGATTGCTGAAGGATTCATGGCATCTCTGAAAGAGTCATTTGAAGATCACTACATCGAAATGCCTGAAGGCAAAACTGACATGTTTGACGAAATGAGTCAACGCGCTGGTGAGCTTGAAGAGCAAGTCGCTGAAGCTGAAGCAACTACTCGTAAACTCCGTAAGCAGTTGGTTGAATCACACCGTAAAGCTATCATTAAAGAAGCATCTGAAGGTCTGGCAGATACACAAGCGGCCAAGCTTTCTAAGCTACTTGAAGATGTGCGGTTTGAGTCTACATCTAAATTCAAAGAAAAAGTTGCTACTATTAAAGAATCATACTTCTCACAGAAGAACGTTGAAGAAGTTAAGTCTGAGTCTGAAACATCAAACTCAAATACACATGTAGAAGTCGTAGTTGAAGATATTGAAGAAGAAGCTTCAGTTGATCCAATTATGGAAAGATACCTCAAGGTCACGTCTAAAATGGAACGTGATTTTAAATAACCTAACCACGTTAAAAACTAACAACAAGGAAAACTATTATGTTTAATTCAGAACAAGCACAGAAAAAGTGGGGTGCTTTGCTCGACCATGCTGATTGCGAGCCAATCAAGGATAACTACCGTCGGGCGGTAACTGCCACACTCTTGGAAAACCAAGAAAGAGCAATGCGAGAAGAGCGCGCGCAGCAATCTTTCCAGCTTAACGAGTCAGAAACACAAACAGCTGATATGGGTAAATTCGATCCTACGTTGATCGCACTTGTCCGTCGCGCTATGCCTTCTTTGATCGCATATGACGTAGCTGGTGTACAGCCAATGTCTGGACCTACAGGATTGATCTTCGCGATGGTTCCTGTATACAAGTCTACTAAGGGAGACAAGACTACAGGTGACTTAGCATTCGGTTCAGGAGCACCTGACACTGGATTCGGTGGTGACGGCGAAGGAGACACTACAGGTTCCGGGTATGATACTGCTTCTGGTGAAGCACTTACAGGAACACATGGCGCGTCTTCACCGTCTGCTGGTGCATTCGGAGCTATGGGTTTCCAGATTGACAAGGCCACAGTAACTGCTAAAACACGTGCGTTGAAAGCTGGTTACACTATGGAACTTGCTCAGGACCTGAAAGCAGTTCACGGTTTAGACGCTGAGTCTGAGCTCGCGAACATCCTGTCAACTGAAATCTTGGGTGAAATCAACCGTGAAGTTATCGGTCAGATTCGCTCACAGGCTAAGACTGGTACAGAAGACGGTTCAACTGTCGGTACATTCGACCTGAACGATACTGCTGATAACCTCGGCGCTCGTTGGGGACAAGAAAAGTTCCAGTCTTTGGTGTTCAACATCGAAAAAGAAGCTAACCAAATTGGTCGTGAAACACGTCGCGGTAAAGGTAACTTTGTTATCGTTTCCCCGAATGTTGGATCAGCTTTGGCAGCATCTGGTAACTTGAACTACAGCGATGGTTTGACTGCAACTGGTCTGTCAATTGACACAGTTGGTAACACATTTGCTGGTACCCTAAACGGTTCTACTAAGGTTTACATCGATCCCTATCAGACAACTGATCAGGTAATCGTTGGTTACCGCGGTGCAAACGCTATCGACGCAGGTCTGTTCTACTGCCCCTACGTTCCTTTGACAATGGTCAAAGCTGTAGGTGAAGAAGACTTCCAGCCGCGTATCGCGTTTAAGACACGTTACGGTTTGATCTCTAACCCAATCGCGGTTGATTCTGCGAATTCGGTTGATGGTCTTTCTGCTGCGGGAAGCAACATCTACTACCGTAAGTTTACTGTAACTAATATCTAATCTAAGATTAGATTATTCGAAAGAGTGTCCTCCGGGACACTCTTTTTTTTATATAAATAAAACTATGAAAACACTAGCAGATTATGTATTACATGTAAAAGACGTTATGCCTATTGATATGTGCAAAGATTTAATAAGCACGTATGATGCAGTAGCTGAAAAAGTTCAGTATGAAAATGAAGGTTATAATTTTGGTGAGTTAAATATTAACCTAGATGAAGACTTTAAACCATTTCGAGAGGATATGTGGTATCTTATGTCCTCTATTCACAAATTCTATATAGAAAAAACTCAAGCACAAATACCCGAATCACAATCGTATGAAGCTCCTAGAATAAAAAGATATGAACCTAATGAAGGTTTTTTTGATTGGCATTTAGATTCGTGTAACATCCAAACCGCAAAAAGGTCGCTTGTAATGTTTTGGTATTTAAATGACGTTAACGAAGGCGGCGAAACTATATTCGATGTAGGATCAGAAATTGCAATTAAACCAGAAGCCGGATCTGTAGTATGTTTTCCACCTAATTATCTATACCCGCATAAAGGCGCGATGCCTATATCAAATCCGAAATATGTTATATCATCTTACGTTAATTTACCATAAATAGATATATGAGTAATCTTACTACTAATTTAAATATGTTGGTACCTGGCAACTTTAAGGTAACCATAGATTCTAACGAATTTGCTAATTTGCAATTTTTCTGTACAACAGCTGAAGTTCCATCAATCGCACAGACAGCAACTCAACAAGATTTTAAAAACGAAAACGCTTATTTTCCTGGAGATACCATTGAGTACTCGGAGCTTAATATAGAGTTTATTGTTGATGAAGATCTTAGAAACTATGTAGAGATGTACAATTGGTTTAAAGCGAACCGCGACTCGGCCTTAAAATTTAAAGATATTACATTATCTATTTTATCAAATAAGAATATAACAAACAGACAAGTACTATTTAATAACGCGTTTCCTGTTTCGTTAGGTCAGTTATCATTTACTACCCAGGATACAGCTGTTGAATATGTCACATGTACTGCATCCTTTAGATACAACAAGTTTGAATTTATTCGATAATTTGTGTGTACATTGTAGTTGTTTGTGATATAATATTAGTATGATGAATGTAGAACAAATACTTGAAATGTGGAAAGATGATTCCGCAATAAATGAAATCGACCTAGATATTACATCGGTTGAAACGCCCAAACTTCACTCAAAATATCTTGAGCTTCATACTGTTTCTAAGCTACAACTGAAACGCCTTCGCCTTAAAATCTCTGAGCTGAAAAAAGAAAAGTGGTTATATTACACTGGTAAGATGACTAAAGAAGATATGGACGAAAGAGGCTGGGATTATGATCCATTTAATGGAGGAACTAAACCGCTTAAAGGTGATATGGATTACTACTATGATGCAGATGCAGATATTCAGGCCCTTGTAGCAAAGATCGAGTACCAAGAAACTTTAGTCGAAACACTCGACGAAATCATGAACAATATTCGTTGGCGACATTCAACCATCAAGAACATTATTGATTGGCGTCGCTTTACCTCCGGAGGATAATTTAGCCCCAGTAGTTTAATGACAGAACCCCTAGCAATTGAGTAAAGAAATACTGCAGATTTCTACACAATAGTGAACTTGAAGCAAGGTAGTGCCGGTTAAAGTCCGGCGTGGGGCGTTATAAATAAGTCCATGAGTGATATTGTTATTAGCAAACGCGATGAAGTAGACATCATCGTTCAGCCAAGTGATTCTGGTATTATAATGGAGCTAAGTGAGTTTTTCACGTTCTATGTTCCTGGCTATAAGTTTGTACCTTCCTATCGTAATAAGATGTGGGATGGTAAGATTCGTTTATATAACACAAGAGATTATTCATTGCCTGTCGGTCTGTTATATCATGTAGAACAATTTGCAGAAAGTAGAGGATACAAAGTTGAAAATAAAATTACCAAAAGATCCAGCGCTGTGGATAGCACTTACTTTAACGATTTTAACTTATGTAGCGGTGGGACTTCTATCCAGCCTTATGATTACCAATTACGGGCAGTCACCCATGCCATAAACAATCATAATGCATTGCTGCTATCTCCAACTGGCTCAGGCAAGTCGCTTATGATCTATTTGGCTTTACGTTGGTTTTTAAATACTTCTGATAAAAACGCGCTTATTGTAGTACCTACCACATCTTTAGTAGAACAAATGTGGAAAGACTTTGCAGACTATTCTAGTAATGATGATTCGTTTGATCCCGATTGTGTACATAGGATTTACTCAGGTAAAGAAAAAGAAAACTTTAAATCGCGAATTGTAATAACAACCTGGCAATCTGTGTTTAAAATGCCACGCGCCTGGTTTGAAAACTACGAGATGGTTGTCGGTGATGAAGCACACTTGTTCAAAGCTAAATCATTAACTACTATTATGGGACACTTAAAAAATGCGTGGCTTCGGATAGGTACGACTGGTACTCTAGATGGAACGAAGGTGCATAAGCTAGTACTTGAAGGTGCATTCGGGCCTGTATATAATGTTACTGCCACGCATAAACTAATCGACGAAGGTAAACTATCAGACTTATCAATTGATGTATTAGCACTTACCTATTCAGATGAAGAGCGTAAAGCCTTTAAAAAGAAAACGTATCAGGAAGAAATATCATATCTAGTCAGCCATGAGCAGAGGAATAAGTTTATTCGAAACTTAGCGCTATCTCAGGAAGGCAATACACTTGTATTATTCAATCTTGTCGAAACACACGGTAAGCCGCTATATAAATCTATATCTGATAAAGCAGAAGATGGAAGAAAGGTATTCTATGTATCTGGAGAAATTAAAGCGAATGATCGCGAAGCTATACGAGAAGCTACGGAAAAAGAAAACAACGCCATTATTGTAGCATCAATGGGTACGTTCTCTACTGGGATCAATATTAAAAACTTGCACAATCTTGTATTTGCAGCGCCAACTAAAAGTCAAGTCAGGGTATTACAATCAGTAGGTAGATCATTGCGGAAAGCAGAAAATGGTCAGCCTGCAAAGGTGTACGATATATGTGATGATTTAAGTTGGAAGAGTCGTAAAAATTATACGTTACTACACGGAGTAGAACGCGTTAAGATATACGCAAAAGAGAAGTTAAAGTTTAAGACTCATCAGGTTCCAATGTCTCAGGATAAAACTTCCTAAAGAACCATTTGTGTCCGTCAATAACTTTTTTTCCAACCTCTTCGCCGATGATTTCTTTGTAATCTGATACAGACGGTTTGAGTTCTTTTTTGACATCATGGTTTCCAAAGATGCCGTGCCATTGATGATCCTCTTCAACTTCTTTTACAATGTTATTAAAGTCATGCTGGAAATAAGGCAGTTCAAGATACTCATATAACTTTTGCATGCACTCGTCTGGAGCGCGGGTTAAATCCTCATACCGAAGTATAAACACGTTCTGAAGCTGATTTAGTTCACCGGCGCTTTTAAGACGTTCGGTCGAATATCCTACAGGCATACTATGAGACCAATGCGCAACCCGGGTTTCAACCGTCATATTTTCAAGTGTTGCTGTATTATCAGGCCCTTGTGGTAGATGACGGTTTTTTCTCCAATTCTTTTCCATACTTGTAAATACATCTCTCAAATCACGAATCATACAAATCATTTTTGGAGTAGTGCCAATAATCTGTTTAAGTAAATCATATTCCCACATCCACTGCCTGCTTTTATCAACAACAACTGGACGATCTGTCATAGCTTCGTAGTAACCGTACATTAGTTGACGAGACGCAGATAACTGCGCCTTTTTCATTAGGTCAGCTGGTTGAGATTTTACTTCAGCATTTGCTTGGCAATTCTTTATAGATGTTACATACTCACATAGAGGACTTGTAACAGAACCATATATAGAAGGATTTTGGTGTAGTATCACTTGTAGTAGTTCTGACCCACTTCTGGGCATACTACTATTAAATATATATTTTTTCATTATGCACAGCAGTTATTCAAAATTTCATCAACAAGAGTATCAGCATCAGCGTCACTGATAGTAATAGCAGTAAGTGCTTTAATTTTAATTTTCCAAGTGTCTCCAAGAACTTTATGACGTGCAGCTTTAGCTTCTGTATTATTACAATCATCATAGTCTTTTGTATATAAAGATTGTGCTGCAGTATTCAGTTCACCTAATGTCATATTACGGTTTGTTTGAATTACTCGTCTAATCGGCCCGACAAAAACTTGTCTCTCAGTAGAGCTATTAAATCTCACATCTCCGTTCCATGTCAAAAGTGTTTGAGATGGGCTTGAATCATTCTCTACCCGCGTTATTGATCCGCAGTTTTCAGTTGTTACTGATGTTATTGTCTGTGTAATTGATACGTTCATTTATATTTCTCCTGGCGAAAAGTTATCATCAATTGGCGTGTATGAATCTACAGGAGATTCATTGCTATTAAGTGTATATTCTGACACATCAAGTGCCCATTTACTAGGGCTATCGCCCGTCTCTTCTGGATAGGTATGCCAACGTGTACCGTTAGAATCACCATTCCAATACGCGTATCCACGAAGTGATCCTTCTGAATCAGCTCGTGTGATTGCTTCTGCTTCTGTATTAAATATTAAATAATTCATAGTACTTATTTATACGTTTAAAAATATGTTCAGACTCGCTTGTGTCACCATCAGTTAAAATGATTACTTCAGCACATTGACCATCTACTGAGTTTTCAAATGAACGCTTGTTAGAGTTAATACTAAAGTCAATTTGTGCAATGCCGCCAGTTACATTTGAATCGTCAAACGTATCGGTTACTGTGCCTATTGAAGTTCTATCTTCGTTATCACCAAGGTATAACTCTGCAGTTCCGCTTGTACCCGAAGGTTTACCCATACCAGCAAGTGTAGGGTTAAGTATCTCATCATTTCCTGTATCAAAATCTTCATCTCTTAATATTAAATTATTTGTTCCGTTATGAAATAAATTAATACTCTTTTGTGCAACAGCATATCCAAAAGCAAATCTACCAGCAGTACCTCCATTGTATTGACTTATCCAAGGGAAAGCGCCACTACCAGAGTATGTGTTAATATCACTTTCTACATACATAAATAAACCAGTCATAGTAGAATCCATAACAGCACCAGATGCAACTAATCTATCATCTGATCCATCGAAATCTAAAGCAGCGTGACCCGCTGATGTTGTTACTAGTCCATTACTCCAAATTTTCGGTTGACGACCCGCCGTCGATTGAGTTACATCACTTCCATTTGATCCTTGGTCATACCACGTTGTTACGTGAACATCAGCCGAACCTCCAAAAGCTGATAATGTCATTGTTCCACTATAGTCACCACTTGTCACTGTAATTGATGAATCGCCAGACACTTTTCCGTTTGAGTCGAATGATATATTAACCTCATCATTATCAGAACTTCTGCGTCCTTTTAAAGCAAATCCTGTATATGTTGACACGACCTTCCGTGTGGAGTAAGCTGCAAATGCTTGATCGATATAATACGATTCATAATTATATTGGTGTCTAAGTTGATTAAAAAGTGTTCGCATTCTTGGCGAATCAAAGTCAGTATCATACAGTCCAAAAATTCCTATCTTACCATTAAAAGGTCTTGCTGTCGCAGACGCTGTAGACCTAGACGAAGGGGCCCCGACAGTTTGTCGATTTGAACCTTCATTAGCTGAGATTAAGTTAGCAGGTACTGATAAATTTGCTCCGATGCCAAGCTCACCCTCTGGTTCTCCATCTAAATATAAAGTAGCATGTCTAGAAGGTGTGTCATCATCAAAGTTCACTGAAACTGCACCTAAATACCATTGGTTTGTTTGTAGTGTAGTAGAACTTCTAAGCCGGTGATTCGAGTGATCTCTATATTCTAGTTTTTGTCTTCTTGAAGAATCGGTATCATCTGAACTCGTGACCATCAGTCCGCCAAATTTTGCTTGGTTTCCATATACGTTACTAAAAAGTGTTGAAGCAACTTGGTCTAAGCCACCTGATACAAAAAACGAATCAACATTAAACCAACAGAATCTAGTACATTTTTTTAACCTTGGGGCATTTTGATCGTCACTATCATTTGTTACTATAGTATGCGGGGAAATGGCCGGGAAGTTATTATAGGTTACTAAGCGCGTATGCGTTTCATCAGAACCGGAAACTAATCCGCTGAATGTAAATGACGCTGGATTACCATTTTCTGGCGAATTGTATGACGGAAATGAATCGAAATCAGTTGTACCCTTTCTAAAAGAAGTACTACCACCTTCTGCTACCAATCTTTGATGATCGGTTACTGTTGGGTCATGGCTATCGTCATTAAATTTCTTTGGATCAACATATAATACTAAATTTTCTTTACCTACTATATCTCCCCGATAGCCGCCTAAGTTATCGTTTATTTCAAAAAATCGCATTTGGTTCTTAGAAATCTGTTGACGAGTTGTATAGCTTACTCGACCAGTATTGTCCGATCCATCATGGTCTCGTTTTCTATATAAAACCTCGGATATATAACCATTCATGTGATAAGATGCAGAATTAGCCCATGTTCCGATAGATTGCATAGTCTGTTCTGGAAAATCGTTACCGCCTCCATAAGACGCGTAATCTATTATAAACGAATAAAGTTTAGTATAGTCGTATTGGTGACGAGTAGCTGCATCACTATTATTTCCTTCAAAATAACCAAAGTTAGTTAATGAGCTTGTATTATTTCTTCCGGTAAGTCCGTTAATTGTAACAGAAGCTGCCTGATCTCCTGTTGCTCCATCTAAAGAGTACTGGTATTGGACACCTGCGTTATTATTAGCGTCTGCAACGACAAAGATATATGATCTATTTCGACCGGCTAATCCGTGCAACCAACTTAGTGTGCCTAAACCATTACCACTATTAAGTGCATAAACATAGCATTGCGTTTGCATTCGTTCATCAAAATTAGTAGCTGTTAAATGGTGGTCAGCAAACTTAATTGTAGTAACACCGTTTTTAGTTTCAAGGACTCCGCTTGTGACAAGTACAGGCTGTCTACTAGAAGTTCCATTATAAAATTTTTCTGATTCAGTATTGTCATATTGGTTATACCATTCTACAACAGATACAGTTTGACCACTCCCCTTACTATCAGCATCTGTATATCCATCTGCTGCAGCAAACTCTCCTAAATTTGTTGCACTTGATGAACCACTTGTAACAGTGAGCGCCGAGTTTAAAGACAACATATTAGCGCCATCAAAGGCTAGAGTTCCCTCGACATTATCAGACCTACGAACCTTAACTACTTTGCCTGTATATGCTGCTCTTAGTTTTCTAACCGAAAATGCAAAATCAAAATCACCGTCAATATTTAAAATATCGAGCATGTTAGTTTGCGTATTACCAGAAATTGAAGCTGCACTACCTATTATCACGATAAGTTACCAAATATTGCGTATGAATCAGAACCTATTCGGACAATTGTTGCGGGTTGATATCCCTGCTGTAGGGTAACACTTCCGTTTGAAGTTCCGTTAATCGACATTGAGTTTGACGCTGTAATAATCACATCAGCGTTCGGATTAATTACTGTACAACTAAATCCTGCACCTAGATCAGCATCTATACTTAGTGCATCAAAGGCGGATGCAGTACCATTAATAAGAGTTCCAGTATCACCGGCAACTAAAGTATAATCTGCAGATTTATCTTGAACAGAAAGTTTTAGTGTAGCAAGATCATCTGCAAATGGGCCAATATCTTTAGTCGTAACAGTTCCGCCAACATTTAAATCTAAGAATAAATTAGACGAGTTTCTACGGAAAGAATAACCTTCTCTCATTAAAGTACCATCGGCTTCGGAACCTTTAGTTGCTCCGCCATCACTGTATGGTGAATCTAAATTTTGGATTGTTGCCGATACTTGACCAGTTTCGCCGTGTATTCGGACTGCTCCACCACGAGTAGTAGCATCTGACCAATATCCAATCTCTGAAACCGAGTTAACTGTATTTTTAATCCTATGACCAATAACTACAGAGTTGGTAGCATCTTGATCTGATCTATATCCAATCGCAACACCTCTTGTTGCAGATACGTTTGCTCTATCGCCAACTGCTATAGCTTGAGCTCCAGTAGCTTGAGCTGAATCACCGATTGCTACAGCTTTTAAAGCTGTCGCATCAGTATCGTGTCCTATAGCAATAGCAGATGTTGCAGTACTTTGTGCATTCGTTCCAATTGCCATTGAATCAGTTCCATTGGCATCAGTGTCATGACCAATAGCAATTGCTCTAATAGAATTAGCATTATTAGCATCTGCGTTATTACCTATAGCAATTGCATCTGCAGCACTTGCGTGAATAATAGAATATTTTCCAATTGCTATCGAAGCATTACCCTTGGCTTGTGCATTAAAACCAATTCCTATTGTATATTGGTTAGTAGCTGTTGCATAAGTTCCAATTCCTATAGCATTATCTGCAGCTGCGTTATTAAGATTAAAATAAGATCCGATACCAATTGCAAAAGTTGCGCCAGAATTTATTATTCCACCAGCACCGATAGCAACCTGATTACCTCCCGGTGCTGAAATAGAAGCTCCAACATTAGCACTATATGAACCTATAGCAACACTATAACTACCTACAGTACCAGTATATCCAATAGAAACTGGAGCGGAAGTAAAGCTTGAGTTTATTTTAACGGCGTTATTTCCGTCAATAGTCATTTCATCTATATCAATAGTACCATCCGATTGAATCCGCATTCTTTCAGTGCCGTCAGTTTCAAAGGTAATAGCATCATTTGACGGAAATCTTATTGCAGTATTAGTGTCACCGCTATGTACGATTTTGTCGCCGACTAATAAATTATTTGGTATTGTTACAGTACCGTCGTTACCCCAAGTCATTTGCGGATCGTGTGTATTATCTCCATAGTTAGCGAGATTTAAATCGCCGGTATTACTAATATACCAACCTTTGATATAAGAAGAGCCCCATGTATTATTACCAAAGTTGTAAACCCACCTACTTTCATCAGAAGCCTGTAAGTTTAATAGAGATGGAAAACCTTGAAAGCTACCAATACCGTCAGAGTCAGGCATTGTTATACCAGTAGCAGTTGTAGTTCCAGTAAAGGTTGAACCAGAAAACATCGTGGCTTTGGATTCATTAGTAACGTTACCTAATCCAACATGACTTGCTGTTACGCCACTTACAGTTCCAGTAAAGGTTGGGTTGCTAAACATTGTGGCTTTAGATTCATTAGTAACATTACCAAGCCCGACATGACTTGCGGTTACGCCTGATACTGTTCCAGTAAATGTCGGACTACTGAACATTGTAGCTTTAGATTCGTTAGTGACATTACCTAAACTAATAGCAGTTCTAAACGCAGAACTGGAGTTTACTGTATAATCGTTTCCGCCAGTAGTACCTATTGTTATACGGTCTACATCGTCAGTACCAATGTTAATACTACCTGGCCCGTCAGCATCACCACCTTCGGCCCCTGCCTGAATATTTACGTCGCCGCCAGTACCATTGTTAGAAGTTCCTCCTTTTATGCTTATATCATATCCACCACTCGCAGTATCGGGCTGAATCGTAATATTATTAGCGCCGGCAATACGAGATAAATCCACGTTGCCAGTAAATGTTGGGTTGCTAAACATTGTAGCTTTAGATTCATTGGTAACATTACCAAGACCGACATGACTTGCCGTTACGCCTGAAACAGTTCCGGTAAAGGTTGGATCAGTGAACATCGTGGCTTTAGATTCATTGGTAACATTACCTAATCCTAAGTTAGTTCGTGCTGTACCGGCATTATTTAAGTCTGATAGATTGTTTCCAATTACTAATCTTTGACCGACGGCAGATAAAATATTATCAATTTGTGCTGGAGAATCGTTTAATGCTTCCGCGATTTCATTTAAAGTATTTAATGTACCAGGAGCAGAGTCAATTAAATTATTAATTGCTGTCGTGGTATAAGCTGTTGTTGCAATTTGTGTGTTATTAGTAGCCGCGCTTGCTGTCGGAGCTGTTGGTGTTCCCGTTAGTGCAGCACTAGTAAACAGTGTTGATTTAGATTCATTATCTACATTGCCGAGACCGACCATTGATTTAGAAATACCTGTGGCTGTTCCACTAACATTTAAATTAGTTACATTTAACTCTTCATAGTTAGGACTATTATTAGCTATGGCAGTTTTAACAAAAGCTGTAGTTGCAACTTTGTTAGAATTATCACCAGCTGATTGCGTAGTAGCTACTACAGTACTTTGAAGTGTAGTATCTATGCCAGCGCTAGTTAATACTAATTTTTCAGTGTCAGCGATCGACCATGCGTGTCTACTAACACCTGTTGCACCTACTGTTGCTTTATAGTCTGTAGATGTAGTACTCGGACTACCGTCAGGACTATCACTCGGGCTATTGAGTGTTTGTATTTTAAATTGAGTATTTGTTCTCTGCATTCCGGTAAACCGGGCTGCAGGCTCAATGGCAGCCTCTCGAGCGGCTCTTCTTTTATCAAAGAAGAATGACGAATTAACTACCCTAACATCTGATGTAACAATGCCTCGTTGAAGTGGTTTCGCAACAGCTGCATTATTATTAGCGTCTAGACCAACTTTAAAAGCTTGTTTAAATTGTACGGCATCATTAAAAATAATTTTATGTTGTTCAGCTGTTGACAAGGATGTATTAGAAAATGTAACGTCTGCATCGCTTCCACCAACAGCAACTATTCGTAAAGGACCAACGTTCATAGTTGTGCCCTGTTGCTCATCATCTACATTAACTTTAAAATTCGTAGAGCCAGCATTTTTTAATTCGATATATGAATTATCCGTGCCAGTCATATCTATTATTGCAGGACCATTAGTTCCTGCTGTCATAGTTAGCTTAGCGCGTTGTGCTGCGCCAGAACCTTCAACTGATGTAATGTTAAGGTCAGTTTGTTTTCCGTTTATATTTACTGCAGTTGGCCCAGGGCCAGCGTTACCACCAGCATCAGCGTTGCCAATATTTAAAGTATGAGTGATTCCGCTAAACGTATAGTCAAATCCGTATTGATTTGGTATATGCTCATTCTCACCACTAATTACCTCATTAGGAATTTTAAGTGTATTAGCTTTTAAAATTAAATCAGTACCAGTAATTACTCTATTATTATAACTAGGATCGGCCGCAGATCCGATAGATTTTATTCTGAGTTCTGCACCTCCAAGAAAGGGACCATCAGGACTATCTGGTGAATTATGAAGAAGTAAAGTTTTTCCAACCATATTGCCGGTAAACGTTGGATTGCTAAACATTGTGGCTTTAGATTCGTTAGTAACATTATCCAGGCCGACGTCAGACTTATCTAGGCCCGATATGGTTCCGGTAAACGTTGGATCGGTGAACATTGTGGCTTTAGATTCGTTAGTAACATTATCTAGGCCGACGTCAGACTTATCTAGGCCCGATATGGTTCCGGTAAACGTTGGATCAGTTATATTCCCGGTAACACTTAGATCGCCAGTAATATTTGCATTTGCGCCAAGATTTAAAGTTTTTGCGATAAGCGTCCCTTGGCCTTCACCTGATAATCCGTCGACTTTGATTCCGTCGCTATGTGTTCGAAGTACAATTGTTCCTTGGTGATATACAATAGTCGGCTGGCTTCCTGCCGGTGGTATTGCCATAGCAATTGCGCCGGCACCTGATCCGCTTGAAACTGCGCCTCTAATATATCGGTATTGAAAACCGTTTGAAGCTTGTATCGTTGTAAATTTAGCTACACCATTTAAGTTAGCATCTGTAGAAATTGTAACACCATTAGTCTGACTTATGGTCATCGGGGTTGATGCTAATGGCCCAGTGCCGGTTTGGAATTTAAATTGGTCAGCACTAGCTGGCACATTAAATATAATGTCCGAGTCACTGATTTCTTGAGCAATAACAAGATCGCTGCTATTTGCGGTTGGATATCCTATATAAGCTGATCGGGAATCTCCACTATTTTTAAATAGGCCGACAAATGTCGTTCCGTCTGGAGCAGTAGAAGCACCTGACAACTTAATGCCTTGACCGTCGTGTGTAATCGTTAAAGGGGAATTAGAGTCTTTATCTAACTTAAGATCTAAAGCCGTTTGAGTTGCTGTAGATATTGGTTTATCTAGGTCTCGGGTATTATCGACATTTTCTAGAGATAAGCTTGCCCGCGATTGTTGCAAAACAGCAGAAGTAGTTTTGACTGTATCTGGTTTATTGATCGTTGCGTTTATCGCCGTCGACCCTGTTATTGTTGACTTAATAGCCATATATTAGTCCTTATGATGGCGAGTCTACACCGATACCTTCTCCAGAAGAAAATGTCTGTGTAACACTAGGTGTAATTTCGATGTGTCCCTCTAAAATTCTTGTTACAATATCCGGGCTTGAAGATGAATCCACGACTTCTACATCATATACGTATCTGCCGGCCTGCAGCGATCCGGTTTGATCTGAATTTAAAGATATTGTAACAGTGTCTTGTGCTGGTGAGTTTTCAGATATTGACGCGGTAAAGGTAGTAGCAGTAGACGAACTATATGATTTTCGTACTTTACCTCTAGCAGTATAATCATCTAACTGAAAAAGTGTACCATCGGTTTGACTCAGATTAATAGTTGTACTAAACGTGGTACCCTGATCTATAATAAAATTTGCTCGTGTGGCCATGTATAAATACCTATGTAAGTTAAATTATGTATCTATTTATAAAGAAAGGTGACACAGATGAGCACAGAATTAGATCAATACCTTGAAAAACAGCCGATCTATCAGTTCAAATTGATGGACGGTACTACAATCGTTGCAAAGCTTCGAGATATAGATGACAATAATCAGGTACATCTAGAAGAACCACACGAGGTGCACTACAGCGAAAATAATGAACAGATGAGTATTGCACTACATAAATGGATGTATATGTCAGATGAAACATATGCCTCTATTAATCTCAATCATGTATTAGCTTACTCAGAATTAAATGTTAAATCCAAGTCCTTCTACTCAAAAGCTATTCTAAAGGCTAAAGTGGATGTCTTGGCAAATGAACTACAGAAAAGAGAAAATCAGTCGTTGTTTTCTGATGTGGTCAATTCAATAATAGATGGACTTGATAATCAAGATTATGTTGATCCAACTTCTGATTGGAATTTCAATGACTACAACAATGACCGCTGGAACATTTGATTGAACTTAATTATTATACCAAAATCTGAATTGTTTGTACATACAAAAATTAAATAAAAATAGGTATGTACATTTACACTAAATCATGATAATATATAC